ATATATATGATCTGCGAGTTTAATTTGCTCTTGGTCCAAAAGGTCATTTACCTTTTGTGTCATTATTTCTCCAAAAATATTATTTGCTTTATTATAATCTTTATCCAATGCGTTTTGAATAAGTTCCTGTGTCATAGTCATTCGTCATCTCCATCTTTTGGTTGTATGTCTCCAGAGCTTGTTTCGCTTTGGATTTCGCTTTTCATTCTATTAACTTCATCATCATTTAATAAAAGAACGTTCTTAAAAATCCATTCTTTAGAGAAAAATTCACCAACATAATTTTGAATTAAATCCATAGTTTGTAATTTTTCTCTTAAAATTTCTGCATCTTTTAATTCTGTAAAATGATTATCTTGAATATAGTCACACGCAATATCATTCTTAATCTTTTCCCAATCTTCTTCAGTAATAACACCTTTTAAAACTAATTGCTTTTTAAGAATACCATAAAATATGTGTGAAAATTTGTTACGTAATCTATCAATAAATTTTTGGAATTTAAGTTCATCTCTAGAAATTTCAGTAGATCTACCTAAACTAAACTGTTGCTCTTGTTCTAACCTATTTAAAGGAACATTTAATGAGCGATACATTCTTTTTTGGAAGTAAGTAATATCATCGATTTGACCAAGATTTTCACCACCAGGAAGTGTAGAAATTTCAGTACCTCTACCACCTTCTCTTCTTGGCAACCAAAAATCTTCAAGCAAAGATTGATGTTTACGATCATCTCTAATTTCACCTGTTTTAGCATCATACACAAGCTTGTTACGATACTTGGCCATAATATCTTTCATATACTGTTCGGATTTACCACGAGGTAAGTTACCAACATCAATATAAAAAATACGTCTTTCAGGGGCCCGAGCTAATCTATAAATAACTAATGAGTCTTCCATCATACGCAATTGGTTAATAGGCTTAATTGCTTTATGCAAATAAGACACTACTTTTTTACGTGATTCATCAAGTAAACCTGAAGTAACATAACTAACTGAATCAAGACTCATCTTAACTCCAGCGGTTTGCTGTCCTGGTTTTTCTTGAAAAATATAGTATTCATCTATTTTTTCAACCAGATTTGCTCCAGTTTTAGGATCTTTTTTTCTTTTTACTTGTTTTACTTTTCTGATTTTGGCTGCATCAATTGGTCTAATTTCTTGGATGCCTGCTTTTAAGTTAGCTTCATCAACTACTAAGTGATGGTATAATCTACCATCAACGTACCATCTTTTAAAAATATCGTGGCCATTTTCGTTGAAATTAAGCATAGCCACAATATTATTAAATTCCTCGGCAATTGCTTTTTTAATATTATCCGGTTGTTTTAGATTATCCATGTTAAGATTAACAGGTTGTTCTAATAAACCACCTGCAATACCTTCATTAATAATATCTTCAATAGCCGCATCGACTTCTGGATGCATAGAGCATCCTCTATATTTCAAAATTAACTGATGGTTGTCTTTAGAATCATCACCATCAATATTTAAATACTGTCCATAATGTGTGCCAGAAGCTGTAACATAACCAGCACCATCGTCATCAACGGGTGGTACAATAGATGGAAGTTCTTTTCCAGAACTTTTTCTTTTTATTTCAAAACCAAATAATGTAACGCCTCTATCGTTTTCTGCCATTTCATAATTCCTTTAGATAAGAGGAGGCCATAAGTAGCCTCCTCTTTTATTTTTTAAGTGGTTGTATCTTCTCTACGGCTATCAAAATACTGATATGCAAAAGTTACTGTGAATCTTTCAATATCATCATTTGTGCCATAATTCAAATCAATTGCACTTACATCTGTCGGAAACGCACCTCTAAAGATGTATTCTTTAATGGTTGTTCCTTCCCGATCTAATTGTTCAACTTTTAAATCTGATTCATACGCGATTGGAGAAGATAAACCAGTATTAGCTGAGTGAGCATTAATACCATTCATCCATCTTTCCATTGAATTCCTTACTTCGAATCCTGTGTCGTTAATGATAGTTACAGTCCATTCAGCGAATGTTCTGTCACCTGCCATTTTTAATTGACGACCACGAAAAGGAACAATAATTGTCCCCATTGTTGAGCCAGGTAATTGCGCTGCCTCACACATGAAAGATGTTAATTCTGGGTCTCCGCCTGCGTATGCAGGAAAGTTGATAGTCGATTTAAAGAGATTAGGACGTGCGCCCCCGCCTCTTAATTTAGATTTAAAATCATCTACGCCTAGTACTGCCATTTTCTATCTCCTATACCGTGCCTACGACTTCTTCGAAGTCAACGCCGGTTCTTACTGCCACAAAGTTTAGAGTGACGTAGTTAATAGAGCGAGCTGGCTTGATGAAGATGTTTGCGATGAATTCATTACGATCAATTACTGCTGGAGTATTATTGGTTTCATCCGCAACTACTCTGAAGTCAGTAATACCTCTTCTTCCTTTGATTTCTCTTAGCACCGGCTCAATGATATTCACAAATTCTGCTCTTGTAAATTCATCGTTGAATTCGAATAGAACTTGTTCAGCAGCTCTTGCAATTGCTCTTTCAAGAACAAGGAAGAGTCTACGTACATTGATTCGATCAAATGCAGAAGCTCTTGTTAGCATAGTTTTATCACCAAAGAGTAATGTTCCTTGACCAGGAATATTAGCAATTGGATTAACACTTTCTTTGTAAAGAGTATCTCTTTGACCTTTAGTTGGCGAGTAAGCAATTGAAGTTACACCTAAATAACCACCTCTGCGTGCACCCGCGGGAGAAAACCATGGTGCTCTTTCATTATCAGTTTTAGCCATAAGACCTGCTGTAGACGATGCTGCAGGAATATGAATATACTGATCGTTATATTTGTCATATACTTTAAGATAATTGTTATCCATAAAGTGGTAAGAAGATCTTTTTGATAAACCATTTGCCGCAGCGACTGTATCTGTTACAATTGTGCTTGCATCTGTTTTATTTACTACTTTATCTCTTGGTGGAGAAGAAATAACTACACAGTCTTTTCTTGCTTCAGCTGTAGAAATAAGATCCCCAGTTACTGTAGTCCAATCAGCCCCACTGAGACCTGGTGCAATTAAAAAATCAACTTCAACTTGATCTTTATCTTCTAAAAGATCATGACCTGTAGAATATTGACTAGTTCCAAGTGCTGCAGAATTTACACCTTTATCAAAAAGGTATGAAGTTGCGGCTGTTGCATCTTTGCTGAAAGTTCTATTATCGCTATCAGCTAAGAAAGTTCCGGCTCCGTATCCTCTATAGTCTGAATCCCATTGGGCCATCCAAACATATTTAGAATTTTCATTGATAATATCTAAAGCATAATTAGAAATTCCGCCATCTCTGGTTGAACCTTTTGCAACTGAAACGAAAGGATAGGTTTCTAAAACTTTACCTTTTGTTCCTGTAATTTTACCCAATTTATCCGTAACTGCAATATGAACTTCATCATTAGATGCTAATCCACTATTGTTTTCGGTTGTTGTTGAAGTAGAAGGTGCTGCATCAAAATCTGCTTTGTAATCCCAAGCATCAAATGCTGTTGTGTTTGATGGGCATATTGAAACTTCTATGCTATTACCTAACGCACCTGGATATTTAGCAATCCATGTGTGGTTACCTGGATCAAGCGCGTTTGAAGCGTCTGAATCTATTAAAAGATTTCCACTACCATCACTATCAGTACCTACGACTGGATTTTTAGTAAGATCTGCCAGCGCTGATAATTGTGATGTAAAATCTGTTTCGTTTTTGACCACTACGACTTGATTCAAGTGGTTCAACCTTGCCTGTTCTGATCGATTGCCATTGGCTCCTTGTGTTAAAGAACCACCAACACCTCCAGACCAAAGGTCTGAGTCAAGAACTTCTTGCCCGGTTGTGTCTGCTGCTCTTGTGGTTGCAAAAGCGTTAGCAGCTGTTCCATCAACGGCTCTTACTATTTGCATGCTACTTGAATAGCGTAAGAAATACGAAGCGTTGTGAAAATCAATTGTGTTAGACGAGTCAGGTGAAGCGAAAATATCTACCAATTCTGTTTCATTGGCAATGAGCTTTCTTTCTTCAACTGGGCCCCATCTAAAATTACCTACAATTGCGCCAGTAGTCGACTGAACGTTAGGAACGCCACCAGTCAGATCAATTTCTTTGACGACAACCGCAGGACTTTCTGATGGTGTAAATAGTGCCATTGATTATTCCTCTCGGTTATAAATTATATGCTAACATAATACGGTTATCTTCAATATACTGTTATTTATATGTTTACAAATTTGGATCATATTCAACAGCCCAACCATCATCCGATGTCTCTTCAATTGATCGAATATAATCTTGCCCATCATCGTGAAACCCAAACGGTACAATATCTTCTTCTATTTCTTTCATTCTTTGTTCAAATAACATTTGTTTTAAATTGATATCTGTCATGTCTTGAAAATAATTACCAGAAACAAAATAACCAAATAAAACTAAATTCATCATCAAATCATCATGATTTCCATCCGCTGCTTCAAATGATTGGCCTCTTGCTTCGAATGTTGATATTTCTAAAATTGTTTCTTCATCTACTACATCTAATTTTTTATTCTCTAATAAGTCTTTGATTGCTGAACAACCTAGTCTTTTAGTTTTTCTTGTTATTTCAATGCCTAATGCATTTCTTTTAACAGAAGATTCAACATGCATGTTTTCATATTCTAAATCATGGTATAATCCATTTGTAACAACTGTTCCTTGATCATTTGATTCAATTACAACATATGCTGTATTATAGACATTCGCATACTTATATATAATATTTGGGAAGAGTAATGGAGATATAACATTGTTGCGATATACAGCCACCTGTTTAAATGGGCGAGTGCTAATGTCGAGTAAATTAAAAGTAGAGTAGTCCTGACCTCTTCCCTTCGCTACATCTACAGTCATAATATATTCATGATTTTTTTCAGGTTCTTGATATATTAGTAAATTTCCGCCTTCCATAGTTTTTACAGGGTTTTTAGCCCTTAAGCCCATTAACGTTTCCGCGTTAATAAGTGTATCACCAGTTCCGAAAAACGTATTACCGAATTCTTGATCAAACTGCAACTGCGAAGTATTATTGACCGTTTGCTCTTTCCATTTTTCGTCCCTTCCTGGGACGTCCCACCAGTCGACTCTGAACGAAGCGAATTCATTAACTCCCTGTGTCGCTCCTTCCCATATTTTATAGAATGTATTGCCAATGCCATTTGCAGTTGACGTGACGATAATTTTCGTGTCTTCTCCTGATGAGACAACTGGGTACGTCGAGGTGTAAAACTCATTAGCTCTCTCCACAAATGCAAATTCGTCTAAATAAAGAAGGTTAACAGAAAGACCCCTGATAGAAGACCCAGAAGTAGCAGAAGCAATAATACGAGAATTATTACTAAACTCAAGACTACCTTTGTTAACAGCTTTTGATCCAGGTTGTAAAAAGAAAGGAATATTTTCAAGCATAAGAGTAACACGCGATAGCATTTCTCTAGCAACGGCTCCTTTATTGGCCAAAATTGCAACAGTTTTTTCACTATTGAATAACGCGAACCATAAGAGGTATGCACAGGCAGATATTGACTTGCCAGATTGACGACATGCGAGAACGACATTAAACCTATTCTCCTGGAATTGTTTAAACATTTTTCGTTGATAAGGATATAATTCAAATGGAACTAAACCTTTATCTAGAGATATTACTTTACAATAGGTTTCAGCAAAATAAATTGGGTCATTCATACATTTGGCGTATTCTTTTACAGTGTCTTTTTCCCACTCTTGAATAACGCCATCGCGTTTTACATTAGGATTCCCTAGGTAGCTCTCTTGTGGGTTCTGCATCGCCATTTATAATTTTTCTTTCATCTTGTAGTAGTCTTTGTAATTCAGTAGTAGATCCCAAAAATACATTATTATTTGTTACCTGTTTTACTTGTTCCTTGTCTTCTTTATTAATTTCTTTATTTTTTTTATTTAAATCCATGAGCTTATCATTAACATCTGATAAATTTTTAACCATATTAGATAATACTTCAAACGCTCTTGGATGTTCTGATTCCCTAGCAACTTCAATCATAAGATCTAAAGATTGTTTACCTTTTTCTAATAATTCATAATATGTATCTCGTGAATAATCATAGTCATTTTTTATTTTTTCATTCATAAATTAATCCTTTTTGTCAACTAGTCCAATTGACACCATCTTACCATTAATATCTTGAACTTTTAATTCACCCTGCGCGCAAGAATACCTACCCGCTTCACCTAAATTTCTTGCAATTTCCCTTTTGGCTTTAAGACAATCACTTAATGAATCTTTTGGTGTATATTCCATTGGATTTCCATCAATAAACAAAAATAATACAAAACCTTTAAATATCTCTATCATACTAATTACCCCCATTTGACTTCAGAACGTCAACTCGTTCTTCTAGTTTACTTATTCGTTTTTCATAAAAATCTAATGTAAGTTTCTGTTGTTGATCATATGGCGCATTACCATTTTCGATATCAGTTATCATTTTATCGAGTTGTCCTGATAAGTGTTCTATTAACATAAACTGTTCATTATCAGCTGGTAATGTCCCCATCTCACCACGGGGCCATTTTATTCTAAATTCTGTGTTTTTTTCTAAGTCTGCAGACATCATAATCAAATTAGTTTCGATACTATTTAGCCGTTCGATAAGCCCAAAATAAGCCCATGTTCCAACAGCTACAGCCCCAATAATCGTAATTATATTACGCAATGGAGTTGCTATTACTGTATCGTCACTTATTTTTGCATCTGACATCTTATCTGTAATTAATCCTTAAGTTGCGCTATCCAAGTATGTAGTTAAAAAACCATAATCGCTATCAGACGAAGCATCTATTGGATCAGGAATAGTTCTTAACGTTTCAAGATAAGCATCGCTATCTCTTAGTCCTTCACCGATTTGATATACATTTGTGTCTGCTTGTTTAATAACAGAAGATGTTCCAATAGAACCATAAAAATTTATTTTCATTTCAAAATCTAAAGTATATATAATTGTTCTACGTGTTTCCTGAGGTCCTTCAAAATCATCTGAAAAAGATAACCCTTGAATAATAACAGGTATGTCTTCTATAAATGCAGGATAATCATTAACAAATGGTTTTATAGACAAAGTATATTGCGGATTAAATGTTGGCAATATTTGTTCTACAATTTGTAATGCATCATCTTGTGATTTAGCATATATATTTAATTGAAAGTTAATACTATATGGAACTGGAGAATAAAATTGTTGTTTATTATTAATAGATGTTCCAGTAGTACTAAAATTACTTACCTTTGTTAACTGACGTGTATTATCATAAGCAAATGTAATAATTTCAAATGACATACGTGGCAATTTAACTGCTATTTTAGTGTCATTAACTAAATCTGGAGTTTCTCTAATTCTTTCTAAATATTTAGTTTTTGGTGCATACGATAGAGGAACCTTTAATTGGCTAATTGATGCTCCACCTGTTGTTCTACGTACCACATAAATGTTATTAAAAAGTGAACCAAAAACTGAAACACATTTTCTTATTTTTTCGTGATAAAAGTGTGTACCAAACATAGCTAACCTTTGTAAATTTTTTGTAAATGTGTTTCAAACGCTTCAACTTTAGTCAGTCTATCTGGCCAAAGAATATATTCTTTTTCAGGATTTGCTTTTAAATTATTCAATAGTGGTATGACAGCATTATAGAGTTTGTCCAGCTTTTCTTGTGCAGACTTTGCTTCTACTTCTGTATCACCCACTGCTTTCTGCGCATCTTGAACTACCTGTAATTCATCTTCATCGACAGCTGTAAAGCCAAAATCAAAAATGTCATTAGTCATTAGGATCTCCAAATGGATTATCTTCACTAAAGTCTAAAAAGTCTAAATTGCCAGCATCAAATAATTCATTTTGCTCGCTAGATGATTGCTTCATATTTTCAGCAATAGATTCAATGGTAAAGGATTCATTACTTTTTAAATAAGTACAAGTACCTGCTATGATATCATGGTATTGTCCATCTTCTGTTGATATATGAATAAGAGATAGTTTGCGTGTTGAAATTTGCCAACCAGATATTTCAGCAGTAATTTCTATTCCAGTCGCAGTGGTTTGTTTAATAGTTTCACCTACTTCAAATTGAATACCTCTATTTGCAGCTGCAACAGTTGCTTCAATAGTATATGAACTGTCAAATTCTATTTCATCAATTTCTGTAATTCCTGTATCAAGATCTTCATCAGAGTATTCAAATAAGTGCGCTCTTAATTTAAACACAGGCAAATTACTTAATTGATAAAATGGTTGTTCATGTTCAACATGTGTAATTTCAAATAAAGATTTTGTCATAGGGACATAAATTAAATCACCTTCTAAAGGACGAACAGCTGTGACTTCATTATCTTGCCTTTGAACCGATTGAATCCATCTACGTCTAGAAACAACAAAGGTAGCTTCATCGCGTATTTCAACACCAAACCGTGTAAAGAGATCACCTTCACCATCAAATCCTTCAGTATTTTCAATATACATTTCTAACTTATGAGATGAATTATATTTTGATGGTAGTGACTCTCTAAATTCAGTTATTTCACCTGCACTGTCTCTTGGAATGTAATATAAGTCTTGGCCATAAATCTTTAGTGACTCTATGATTATATCTTCATAAAGGTGTTGTTCTGATCTTACTTTTTCCGAGAAATAAAAATTGCGCATATTAACCTACAAAAAAATCTGGTGGTAATTCTTGTTCTAATCTAATTCTTTCTCTTAATTGTTCTATATCTGTTTTTGCATCTTCATAAATTTGTCTGCCATTTAATGTT